CCCCCTTCAGGTTATTTTTTCAACTGTTAATATGTTTCGAAGCGGCTTGTTGTCAAGCGGCTTCATGCGAGCGTCGTCTATGATCCCTTTCAGTTGTTTGGCTGATCGGGCGAAGGTCCAGCGTTTCACGTATTCGGCGGCCATCCTTCCTTTTTCCATTGCTTCTTCCTGATGGTCATACACGTATCGCATTTGTCGCGCCAGATCCTTTGCGTCGCATATAACCATTTTACCAACATCCTGATTCTTATATCGGCTGTAGATTCCGGGGCAGGTTTCCCCCACCTTCACTTCGTACATATAATTTGGGTCAAAGTATTCTGTTATGCCGTGGGCGTTTGGGACGATTGATGGAAGGCCGGTAGCCATTGCTTCAAGCGGCGTTATCCCGAATCCTTCGCCACGGCTTGGGAACACGAAGCAGTCTGATCTTGCGAGGATCTCTTGGAGTTCCTTCTCGGGACGCTTCCCGAGGATAAGTTCTATATTTGGGTATTCGGCCGGGACTATGGGGATGGGGGGCTGTGTCAGGGTTGTTTTTAGGATCAGCTTCACAGGCTCGGTCTTGTTGAATGCCATGTTGAATGCTTTGAAGACCTCTACAAAGCCTTTGCGTATGTTGAATGCGTTGTAGTGCAGAAAGTTGAAGTTTTGCCGGGTTTCCGCTTTGTTTTCACGCTTCACGTATTTGAAGACTTTGTCGTTGTAGCCCAGTGGGACCACATGCGCGCGTATGCCTGCCTTGGCAAAGACGCTTTGGCACCATTTGGATGGGACCAGTACCTCATCAGCCGCTTCAAGGTAATCGCGCCAGTCGTCCGGGATCTTGTCGCTTTCGAACATCGTGAATATAATCCGGTAGGGGGCCTCTATCCTTAGTATGCCGTAGGGGTTGTGGAAAAGGATGCCTATTTTCTGTCCGGTGTAGTGGGTTGAGACAGTTTCTCCTAATGCTTGCAGTTCTTCTATCATGTTTTTGCCCGATATGCCGTATCCGTCGGTTCCGCCGGGGGAGACTGTTGAGAGGTACACGCCTTTGTGTTTGTCTTGATTGTTTGTGAGGGTTTGTATCATCTGGAAGCGCTGTCGTATGTGTGCTTTTTCGTCTTCTTCTGAGGGTTTGGTCCATCCGGGTGTTGCGAGGTATTGCTTTATTTTCTGTGGATCGTCCACTGCCACCCATCGACCGCCGGGGTTGATTAAATAAGACATATTACTATCATACTTCATTCGTCTTATTGTTGTCAATAGAAAAAGACCCACCCTTTCGAGTGGGCCTTCTTTCGTATGGAAACGAGTGGTTAGAATGACTCTACCTCAACTACTCTACGTTGATCGAGTATTGCTACTCCGTATAGTAAGTCGATTGTCAACTGATGAGCGCCCAAGTCTGCATTGTACCAGAAGAGGGTTCTCAAGCTGAGACCGATGGATTCGTCATTGATCACTGCATAATTCCCACCAAATCCTTGCGGTTGGGCGAGAGGTCTGCTTGCCAATACGAGGGCGTCGCGAGTGTATGCCAAGTTGTGATAAGCAACTGGGGACCCGGTTACCTGTATAAGCTGTGACTCTGAGATTTCGAAGCCATAGGTTCGAATCACAACACCATCTGCTACGCTGTTGTTTCCGCCACGAATTGACGCATTAACGTATTTGTCAACTCCTAAGAAGTCATTAAATACTGTCGCATCTGTGTAAAAATACCTCTGTTCTACCTTCGGTACTTTTTGATCTGTGAAGTATTTTCTGATTTTCAGGAATGACGAATCGATCGTTGTTGCACTCGTTCTATCCCAAGTTACTGTGCTTGTGATAGAGGGGTGTAATGCCGCCAAGTCCGTTTCAACTGCTTCCGCAAGTGCGATAGCACCGTCCTGACCATACTTGTCCTGAGTGTTTTGGTTCTCAAGCACTTTGGTGACATCATCAATCGTGAACGTCACTTCTTTGTGCTTGTCTAAGGTTACGTCAACGGAAGTGCCGGTAGGATTCTGTTTAGTGAATGCCACACCTGCGACCTTGTCGTTTGCTGTAACCGCACCGGTTTTGGCGACCTGAATGGTTGCGCCAACTTTTGCTGTTTCGAAGTCGCTGTCGCGAGCTACGTTTTTAGCAAGAGTCAAGTAAGATGAAAAACGTTGCAAACACTTTTGTGCAATGATTGTTGGAATAAACACTGCGTTCGTTGTGTTGTTTAGTACTTTTTCTGCCATATTTGTTATTCACCCCCTTTTGATATATGTAAATAATAACGGCTGTACACCATGTTATAGGGTTCAGGTAACTGAAGAATCTATGTGGAAGAGTGGGCTATTTCGTGTCGTCCTCAATAGCTCCTAATTTGTAGGCCTCTTGTATCTCTTTTTCATGTTCTCGATAAAATTTCGAGTCCTGAATCTGAGAAAGCTTGAAGCGTGGCGGCTGTCCGACTCCGGCTCCGCCCGGATTGGACCCGGACCCGATTTTGGGTGCGGTTCCACTCGCGGCAGTCTTAAACACTGGATAGGCTTCAAGTGTCGCTTTGATCGCGTCATCTACTCCTTGGGCCGTCCCATCATCGAGGATTTTGACGTTCGATCTATCGACCAATTTCAAGAGCGCTCCTACATTACCAATCGGGACTCCGGCTTTGAGTGCGGCGTCACGGATATAGTTATCCGTCACTGTATTGAGGTATTTTGTCTTGAACGATTCGGCTTCAAGTCTGCGCTTTTCAGCCAGTTCTTCAAACTTCTTCTGATCAATTAGTTTTTGGTCCTCAATTTTTTTCGCATCCTCAATGGCTTTGTCACCTGCTTTGGCTCTTTCCAATAGGTTCTTGAATCGGTCGTGCTTAAATAGGCGAGGGTCTTCGAAGACTTTATTGAAGTCTTCATCTCCTACCTTACTTAAATCCAAACCGGTGTTTACCTGCTCCTTCTCGTTTTTTTTCGGGTCGGTCCCGGGAGCATTGGTTCCCTTGTTGTCAATGTCGTCCTTTTTTCCGTCGTTGTTAACTGTCATAGTTGTTCACTTTTTTACGTGGTCGTGTCCACTCAACTACTAATACTTAATCTTAACAGTAAGGCGATTGTAATGTCAAATGATTTTACGCTCCGTTGTCGTAGGCTTCTGTTTCCCGGGCGAGTTTTGGGATGAGGGTGTTTAATGCGTGGCGGCAGTTTGGATGGAAGAGGCCGTCCGCTTCGGCGTCTGCTACAGTGTCGTATCCTTCTGTTTGTCCGGTGATGCTTAGGATTTTTCCTTGCCATGAGGCGCATATATCGCACGTTCCTGAGTGGGCGCTTACTTGGACCAGATCGTATCCGTTCTCGGCCATGCGGTTTACCATTCCCCGGTTTCGGGCTTCCACTACTTTGGTCCTGAATAGCATCTCGGCGTAGGCGTCAAGGTCCCATGATCTGCCCGATTTGTCTTTGAGTGCCGATAGGCCTTGTTCTTTTAATATAAGCACTATTTGGTCCCTTACTTCCTTCAGCGCTTCTCCGGATGTTATTCCTTTGGCAATTTTCTGCGTCATTGCGTCACGGAAGGCCTTTCCGAGTATGAGGTTGGCACTTCTGCCTACTCCTGACAATGACTCTCCAAATGCCCGGGAAGTGTCGTCAATTAGGGCCATGATATAGTCTTTGTGGACCTGATTGAATCCGGTGCTTATGGTTACCTCGGCCCCTATGTTCTCCAGTTGCTTCACGCCTTGGGCGGCTCCTGTTTTGTAGTATTCGGGTATCTCTTTTTTAATAAAGTCATCCACATTTACTCCAAGGTCCTTGAGGATCTTTTCTACCTGTGTGAGTATACGCTTTCTATTTGCGACGCCGAAGTTTGTGGCTGTCGTCATTTCTTCCACTATTTGCTTATAGGACCCTTTGAAGAGGTTAATCAGTTTTTTTATGTTTTCTTCGTTGAGATCGACTCGTTGGGGGTACATAGGCTTTCATAGTTATTCCTTTTTTAATTTTCCGGCGGCATCTTCTTTTTGTTTTGCCAGTTCTTCAGGAGTCATCATCGGTTTCTTTTCGAATGGGTTTCCGGATCCGAATCCTGTTTTTGGCATTTCAATAGCGCCTTCTTCTTTTATTTCTTCAAGTAATTTCTCAGCCGAGTCTTCGTCGATTCCGTATATACGCATAATTGCCGCTTTTTTGCTTGTAAATCCGCCATCTACTGCCATTGTTTCGTTTTCGAGTTGTTCTTTGTTGTCGATTGGCAGACCATCCTTCCAGTCTATATCCGGGACCACTGGAGGTTTGCTTAGTGTTTCGCCTTTTACCGGGATATTGTTTGCTTTTGCGAATATCTGGGCGATGTAGAGGACTTCTTTTATCG